GAGGCGGTGGCCTAGCACCTCGAATGATATACGGTTCCTGTGAAGAAATTCCATGCGTTTACATAGGAGATGGCAACGGTAACTGGCTACCGTTCCAGTCTTGCCCGAACATTGAGGGGCAGGTATGCGTGTGCCAACCCCACCCAACAGAACCTTCAGGGTACGCAGGTCAAATGTATGTTACTAGCTGCGGAGATGCACAATGAAAGACATTGAATGTGAACATTTAAAGGATGGCAACTGTGGTGTTGCTTCAGAAATAGCAGGAAGGCCAATACCTGCATTTGAACAGAATTGCAAGCTCTGCTTGGCGTGTGACACTCCAAAGGAGTACAATCAATACAACAAGGCACTCATTTCAATAAATCAATTAAAGTCTAGAGATGAACAGCTTGTGACTGAAAATTATCTCATTGGTCAGGGAGTTGGAACCGAACTTAAAAAACTTATACCTCAATTTCTTGACAGCGGAAGTTGTAGTTGTAGAGCTTACGCACTCAAGATGAACAGGTGGGGCATTAAAGGTTGTGAAGAAAGGTTTGAGTCAATAGTGGATTACTTGACAGGAAAAGCCCAGTCCAAGAAGTTGTTATCATGGGTTCCAGATTCAGCTACTAGGACTGTTGTGTCTAGGTTCGTGCAAAAAGCCATAGCTAAGGCAAAACGAGACAAAAAATCTTCTAAATTTAAATGGTTTACCGCCATCACTACAGCACCTAGACCAGACCCAACGATACATCAATGCGTGGACTCCTTGATAGTTGCAGGGTTCGACCCAGTGATATTTGCTGAACCGGAAAGTTACGAGGTTTCAAATGCACTTACCATTAGAAACGAAACAAAGAGAGGTGTTTGGCATAATTGGTTATATTCTTGCAAGTACGCCCTTGATAATTCTGATGCAGATATTATAATGACCGTTCAAGATGACGCTTTGTTTCATCCAGATTCACTCTCTTATGCTGAAAAAGTTCTTTGGCCTAGTGAGGATGCTGGGTTTGTATCACTTTACACTCCCAAGCATTACACCATAAAGAAGAACAAGGAGCTTAGGCCAGTAGGTGTTAATAGAATATTTACTAGGTCTTTGTGGGGTTCTTGTGCTGTAATATGGGACAGAAGAGTTTTGGAGGTCGTGATAAATACTGATAGAGCTAAAAACTGGATTGGTGTCCACCCTAAAAGCAACAAGCAGGAAATATTACAAAGAAGAAGAGATAACCCTCACCTGATTAACAATAGCGACTACGCTATCGGAGATATAGTTAGAAGGATAGGAAGAAGCATGTGGTACGTTGACCCGTCCCCTGTTTCTCATATATCTGAATACTCTACTATAAATCACGGTGGAAACAAAGGTAGAAGAAACTGTTGGCGTTGCTCAGATTGGTCTGAACCACTAGAAAAACAAGCCCCGATTAACTTTTCGCCTTGTGAAATTGTAATTTAACTACCTTTTTTTGAAAATTTGTGTATAAATCTTGAATTTTAACTTGCAATTCGTCGATATCAAGTATATAATACTATTATAAATCACAACTCGCGGACGTAAAAGTTTGATAATCAGAAATGAGCGTTCAAGAGTTCGAAATACCCCACCAAGATTCATGCAGAGCGTTTGACGCAGAGCATTTCTTTGGTTCAGTTCAAGGGGCATGTCAGATACTCGTGAGTCTGACCTTTTTTAACACAGGAACTATAACTATGAAAAATCTTGAAACAACCGATTCGCAAGCTATGCGTATTCAGTCAGCATTACAGAAAAAATCCCAAAAAGTCCTAAAGGATGTCGAGATTAATGCCGATAATGTTTACATGAGAAACAAAAAGTTTAAGTTGAAAGAGCCTAATTTTTTTGATAGGTTGATAAAGCTCGCCACAACTAAGCTGTTCTAACACTGTTAATAAGGATTGAAAAATGCGTAATTTGATGATTGTAATTTTGATTGGACTTGCTATTACTTCGGGTTGCTCGATATCTGCTTCTGTGGGAAAATATGGGGGCGTAATCTCAGCCCATCCTATGAACTAGGTATCTACTTTGTGGGGTAGCTCAGTTGGCAGAGCAGGAAACTGTTAATTTCTTGGTCACAGGTTCGAGTCCTGTCCTCACAGTTTAGATTCCCACCTCCGTAACTTTTTGATAAATTTTGAAAAAGGGGTTGCTAAATAGTGTTTTAGATACTATAATACTGATGAAGGAATAAAATCCTATAAATGACTGTGACCGTAATGAGCAATTGGAAGCGAACCCCTCAAGCGGGTCGGAACATGTGGGTTCGAGTCCCATCAGTCATTCTTCCCTTCGGGGAATATTGTTGTAGACGTTATTGCAGAAGATTACGAGGGACGGGAGGGGCAGTTCCTCCCCATCTCCACCAGAAGTGCATCAGTATGTTGGTGCATTTCTGATGGGGATGAAATAGATTCGACCTGTAATAAGAAGCAATAACTGCAACAGAGAGTTGGTCTGATGGCTCTCTAAAAATCAGACTAAAATGTTATTTGCAGACGTAAGTTTCGCAATGGCAGCGTAAAGCTGTCTGAGGTGCTATGACCTTATTACCCAATATAGCCAGTTTTTATGCCAACCGTTTTCTGTAAAAAAACGGGGATTTTTATGAGCTTAAATTCCGTATCGTATCGGAAACAATTTTTTTAATGGAGAGTTTTTAATGAAGAATTTGATGATGTGTGCCGCGTTTTTTATTGTGTCTATTGGCCTGAGCAATGTGTCTATGGCAGACTTTGACAAGCCCGTCCTTGATCGAGTCTCTTTCCTTAGCTGCAAAGCCAAGGTCGCTGTCAAAAGCGTGTCACGGATAGCGGCTTGTCGCTTCCAAAGAACCAAGACCGCAACGACCAAGATGTTCAAGTCTGTTGCTAACGTCCCTCGAAAGTTGCGTTGCGAGGTAAAACGAGCCGTCGAAGCTCGTCCACGAATTATGGGATGTCGCGATGTTCCTAGTGCAGAAATGGGGGCTTTTTTGGTTCCCGCTACTATCATCCTTCCTGTGGCAGTTATGCCAACAGACCTAGAATAAAGGCAAGTTGGGAACCTACCAACCCATAAAAAGCAGGAATGACATGAAAGTTGCTACGTCAAGGGGGATATGACCATAACTACCCCCATTTTTATGTTTTTGGTATAATGTGTCCTTCTTCATCTCTTTCTATGGGGTGATCGCGAAGGTAGTCGTCAACGCAAGGAAGATGTAAAAAGCTAGAGTTTGGGCTGAATATTCTCACAAGTAAGGACTCTCGATAAATTGCAACTTCCTCTGTTTCAACGTCTTGAATGTAGATAGGTCGTTCACATTGAGTACACTTTCTATGGGGTTTAATCACGCAAAGCAACACTAATACTAGCGAGCATAAACCAAGTACGGAGTAAATTCTTTTTTTATTGACCATTATAACCACCTGCATAAATATAAGTATGTACATGTATAAGAGGTATACACATATAGTTTTGAAAAATTTTAATTTTAGGTTGACAAAAGAGATTATCCAACCTATAATAGTATAAGTCAAACGCGGTTGTGTGAGCGTATGTAATTCATGCAGATTTATTTAGTTTTAGGAGTTTAAGAATGTACAACAACAGAATTACAGTCAAGGGAAATCTTACAAGAGACCCAGTTTTCAAAGAGATTGGCGACGACAATCGTAGTCTAGCAGAAATGAGAATTGCTGTCACTGAAAAGGTTTCGCAGAACAAGGAAGAGACTTTGTTTATTGACGTGGACGCATGGGGTTATAATGCTGATTACGCAAAAAGTTGCGACTTTAAAAAGGGGGACAAGGTTATTGTTGAAGGTCGGTTGCGATCAAGAGACTGGACTGATAAAAATGATTGCAAGAGAACCTCGTTTAGCATTTCTCCTGTGAGCCTTCACAAGACTGTTAAACCTAAAGGCGGTAATACGAACTATAACAAACCTGCTGACAATTCAAGTGAGCAGGTTAAAGACGCAGTTCCAGCGGGCGATATCCCATTTTAATTGTTAATTAGTTTCAATAGGCGTTAAGGCTCTTGCAGAGAGTGCGACAAGAGCCTTCTCTCCTTTTTTTGGAAAGACTATGAATAAAATAAGACTACTAGAAGAAATCAAAGACATTGAAGAACATATATCTCATCTTCAATGGCGTTGTGAGAACACCATTAATAATAGTGAGTTAAAAAAGCTAAACAAGACAATGAAAAGTTTAAATAAAACCCGTCTAAAGCTATCTAAGAAACTCGTTAAGAGTGGGAGTGGCAATGAATAAATCACATAAACAGATCAAGCACGCCCTCAAGAAAAAGAAGAAAAAAGACTTGAATAATAAAAAGAAGTCTCTAACCAGAAAGAAAAACAGCCAAGAAAAGATAAAGGCTGAGAGGGAAACGTACTTAATGGAAGAAGAAATCAGGAAACTCACTTCTTCAATCTTAAATCAGTCGCAACAAGAACAGGAAGATTAGTATGGACAATACTGGTTTTTACGAATCCTCTTTCGCCATACTTATGCTTGTATGTTTTATGTCTCCGATATTGGTATATTTCTTCGACTGTTTAATAGGCTACACTTCGCCAGCTAGGAGACTAGAGGTAAGACAGATAGACAGGGAATTGAAAGGGGTTTGGCATCAGGAGCGTGAGCCTGCAACAATTACCCCCACACGTAAGCCTACAACAATTACCCCCACACGTAAACCGCGAGTGCAATCGAAGCGTAAGAGTGGAGCAACTAAGCTGCATAAGCCAGTTAAAAGCATCAAAACCCCTAAAAAAACCAAGGTTCGTGTTAAAAGAAACGACAACAGAGGTGCTAAGGTCAACCCCACAACCCCTAAGCCTGAAAAAATTATACCTAAAAACGATAATTTAATCAAAGAGTCAGTGAAAGGGTTAAAATCTTTGGGTTATAAATCAGGGGAAGTCAAACAAACCCTGCAAAAATTGTGTATATCTAATCAGTTTAAAAATTCTGAAAGTTTAATTGAGGCTTTTTTCAAGTCGAGGTAGTTAAAATTGAGTAAATTCATCTTACACGCTGATAAATCTATGTTGAAAAATATAAATAGGTTGGTTTATACTGAGGAAAATATCTCTAATGATATGGAATTTAGCGACCTAGTGTCGATAAAACCAGAGGGAGTACTTCCTGACCCACCTGAAAATACCAGTGATGTAACTAAATCGGAGATAAAACAAATCTCAGAGCTTACTCAGTCTCTAACAGCAACTCAAAAAAACTTGGTTATGTTAGCAGATGCAGACCCAAACCTTTTATTTGTTGAGCTTTTAGATTCCAGCGTTCTTCCTCTACCCATAGAGAAATTTGACAAGGCGTGGAATATACTAGAGCCTGTTATTAGGTACTTGAAAAATAAATTCAATAGACCTAGACCTGAACAGTTGGTTGTGGGCTTCCCAAGGTTTTATGATGACTTATCTATCAATGTGATTAAAACTAAAACCCATCAGACCCCAGCTTACCCATCTGGGCATACAGCGTATGCCGCGTTAATGGCCTCAATACTTTCAGATATGTACCCAGATCAATCATCTAAGTTTTACGAGATAGCCAATTTAGCTGGACATGCTCGCGTCTTGCAAGGGGTTCACTATCCTTCAGACAATGATGCTGCTATGGTTATTACTTCGGCTATTTGGCAAGATATAAAACGCAAAATTTAAAGGAGTTAGTAAGCGTGTCAGTTCGACACAAAAAACGTTAATTTAGCCACCTGCAACGGTGGCTTTTTAATTTCGTGATTTTTTTATAAATAAGTGTGTATAATCTTTTGGTGTGTTTTACAAAGAAAGGTTATATTATGTTTAGGTTGTTTTTTGTGTTTGTAGGTTTTGTTTTATTTCCTCAGTTTTGCCAAGCTCAAAGCTGGACGATTTCACCCGACAAAGACTACCATAAGGGAGTAGTGGTAGTCCAAGGTGACGGGCTTCAAGGTTCTGGCACTGTTGTAAAGTTTGTGGAAGACGCTGGGGAAAACTACATTGGTTTAATTCTTACCGCCAGTCATTGCGTTAAAGGTAAAAGTACTTTGTTTGATATATTTTTTTCGGGAGGGAAAAAGTACGAAGGGGGAACGGTTGTTTACAATTCTAGGTACACGGCCAATAACTACAATGACATCGCATTGATCGAGGCTCTTATACCTGACGAAATACCAGTCGTCGATATATCTAGCGAGCCAGTAAAGTGCGGAGAGCAAGTAGAAATGTGCGGCTACGCAACAGGCTCGTTGCGTCACTGGAACGCTAAGTACGCAGGCTCTTCAATACCTCAAGATGGGCATGTTATTTTTTCTTGGGCTATACAAGGAGACTCAGGTGGCCCGATACTTTACAACGGTAAAATAATAGGGGTTATATGCTTTGGTACTGCTGTTGACAGGTTTAACGACAGGTATATAATTGGGCCGATTCATGGCACTAACATAGATAGGGTTAGGGGATATATAGATAATTACAGGCGAGATAAAACTTAAAAAATATCACAATACCTGTGCTTTAAACGACCCCTTGAGTTATAATACTATTAGCTTATAACAAAAACAAACAAAGGGTCTGTGATGATAAATTTTCAAGCTCCAATTAACAGCTTAGGGTACGGAGTGGCTGGATACAATATTTTTAAAGAGATTATAAAGATTCATCCGTCCGCTGCTTTGTACCCTATTTCTACGCCAGAATTTAAAGACGAGTATATTGAAAAAGGTTTGGCAAATCGAAATAGCTCGCACTATCCATCTGTCAAAATGTGGCATCAAAATGATGTTCATACCCATATTGGAAAAGGCAAACACATTGGTTTTCCCATCTTTGAACTAACAGAATTTAGCGACGAAGAAAAATTGAGCATGTCGCACTGTGACGCACTATTTGCTTGCTCACAATGGGCAAAACAGACATTACACGAGCAGGGATTTTGCCCTGTCCATGTGGTTCCCTTGGGCGTTGATACTGATATTTTCAAACCAACGGCTCCCAGAAATGACGATAAAACAGTGTTTTTCAACTGTGGAAAATGGGAAGTTCGCAAAGGTCACGATGTTCTTATTGAGTGCTTCAACGCAGCATTTGAGCCAAGAGATAACGTAGAGCTATGGATGATGTGCGACAATCCATTTATCGGGCAGATGAATGAACAATGGCAAAATTTATACAAAAATTCCAACCTAGGCAACAAAATCAAGTTCATCCCGAGGCAAAGCACCCACGAAGATGTGTATAATATCATGCGTAGAGTTGATTGCGGTGTGTTCCCAGCGAGAGCAGAAGGTTGGAATCTTGAGTTGTTAGAAATGATGGCCTGCGGGAAACAAGTGATTGCGACTAATTACTCTGCTCATACCGAGTTTTGTAGTCCACTTAACTCCCACCTGATAAATATGAACGAAAGAGAAAAAGCCTACGATGGCGTATTTTTCGATGGAAGCAAGGGGGAATGGGCATCGTTTGGGCGGGGCGAAAAAGAAACGCTAATAGAATATATGAGATTTAATCATTTTGAAGTGCCCGCGAGTCATCACGAAAATGGAAATGGTATCATAACGGCAAATAAATTTACATGGGAAAATTCAGCAAAGGAGATATTAAATGGACTTGGAATTTAAGTCGCCACGAGCGATTCTAAACCATTACAGAAAAGGTTTTATTGGAAGTGTTTGCGATGCAGAGGATGCCGCAATACTGTTGGGCGAACTGCCAATGCCCATCTTTGGTGCAGCGGCTCACAGCTTGCGAGACAGTGGCGAGGGAAAGCTCTCGTTGCCCTTTAAATCGCTTTTAAAGTTTGACCCCACATTCGGGCCTAGCGAGGCACAAACCACGGGAGATTGCGTTGCTCACGCCACACGCAACGCTGTGGATGTTACAAGGTGCGTAGAGATAGACATTGACGGAGAAAGAGAGGAATTCGTTGCCCGTGGAGCAACTGAGGGAATCTACCAATCTCGACCTTGGAGTGGTCAGGGAATGACATGCTCTGGTGCGGCAAGATATATCAGCGAACAAGGCGGCATCCTAGTCCGTAAAGATTACGGGGAGGTAGACCTTTCTACGTACAACTCTAAGTTGGGAGACAAGAAACTAATTCCCCGACAAATCTATAAAGATGAAGCCCAGAAACATCAGGTTAAAACCGTTTCTAATATTAGAACAGTCGAAGAGGCGAGAGATGCACTAGCCAATGGTTACGCCCTAGGCGTTTGTTCTGGTTACGGTTTTAGTTCTAGGCGAGATAAAAACGGAATCGCTGCTCGCGGAGCAGGATGGAACCACGATATGGCATGGATTGCCTGCGACGATTCGCGAGAGCGACTCAATGAAACCTTGTTTCTGATCCAAAATAGCTGGGGGATATTCAACTCTGGGCCGAAAGCTCACGACCAACCAGAAGGAAGTTTCTGGATTCGCGAGAAAGACGCTCGCGGGATGTTGTCTGAAGGCGGGGGGTGGGTATTCTCAAACGTAGAAGGATTCCCTGCTAGAGAAATTGATTACACAATAGATGAGGTATTTTAATGAACACTTCGACAAAGGTAATGATAGGGTTTGGTTTGATTGCCGTTATGGTTTTTTATCAAGTAAAATCACAATTACCAACAAATGTGATGTTAAATGACGAAATTAACACTATGATAGTACAAGTAAACGAAGCCTTTGATAAAGCTGAGGTGGAAGTTTTAGGCGTTAAACCTAATCCCAATCCAGAACCCAACACCCCTAAAGTGCCAGACCCAGACCCATCCAAATGTATTTGTGGTGGAACTGGGGAGATTGTTCAAGGTGACGGTCACATTACGCAATGTCCTTACCACGGAAGCAAAGAGCAGGAACCTGAGTCAAACGTACAGTATGTCGAACCAAAAGCTAGGATATATGTTTATCCCAAGCGTAGAGGTTTTTTAGAAAGATTATTTTTTAACTAGGAGAGTATTATGAACAAAGTCAAATCACTTATCACGAGCCGTCGTTTCTGGGCTGCTTCATTGGGTCTAGCGGCTGTTGTCGCTTCTGATCTATTTGGAGTGACTCTAGACACAGAGCAACTTCTTGGGGTTGTAACCATTGTAGTTGCTTGGATTATTGGCGATACAGTTCGAGAAACTGAAGATAAAATTAAAAACTAAGGAGTTAACTTATGGATTTTTTGTCAAGCCTCAGTTTGCCGCAATGGGCTATCATCGGTATCGGTATTTATATGCTACTTTCTGGCACTATGAATTTTTCCCAATTGCTTGAATGGTTTAAGAAACAATTCTCCAAGAGCGAAGTGGAAGATAAAGATAAAGGTTTAGCGATCTCGGTTGAAGAGGCTGACGGATACAGTTTAGTTCAGTTGGTAACAAAGTGGGACGACCTATCGAGTTCTTGCAAAAAAGCCGGATGTATGGCGGCTTGCAAGGAGTTGGAAAAGGTGTTTCCCTTATTGGCTCCCACTCAAAAGGGAGAAATATCTAATGAAAGCTAAAACTTTAATCGGCTTGGCATTACTAGCCATAGGTTTATTCTGGCCTCAAATTCAGGAACGGATTCCTGATTTTATTATTCCTTCAAGGCCATCCATAGATATTGTGGAGCCTTCTGAAGAAATAAAAGAAAAGGTCTCAAGTATCTCTTCTGAGGTTGTCGATAAGAAAGATAGATTAAACTTGACAGTGTTTAACAAGGTTTTCTCTGAAAGAGTATTGGATTACTCTGGGGTTCAAGCCCAACAAATCAACGATATCTACACTATCTCTGCTAAAACCTTCTTCGGTCAGAAGCTAAAGGGTAAGTATGAAAAACTAGCTGGAGGTCTTACAGCTTTAATGTCAAGCACTCTAGGAACTGAAGATCATGTTGTTACACCTGCGGAGTTGCAGGATTTAAATTCTAATTTCCAAGGATTATCTTGGTCGTTTTCAAAGTGAGGTAAGTGTGATTCAAATTTTAAAAGACTTAATTCAAGCCAAGTTGGGAGACATGGCATTTAAGTTGCAGGCTATTTTAAATTCTCCCGAAGAAAACTCAGTCGCAAAGCTTGATAGTTTGTTGAGTGATTACGTAATGGAGGTGCAGAAATTAAAAATGCTAGATGAAATCATTAAAAGCTCTAATCAAGAGCCTGCACCTAATGAAGAATCAGAGTGATTTAAAGCCAAGAAAGAAATTGAATGAAATTGAAACTAACTTTTATTGTGGCACAGTGCGACAAAAAGACTAACATTTCAGACCCTAACAGATTTCGAGTTCTCTTAGATGATGATATGGGTTTTCCATCTAAGTACATTTCGACAAAAGACGAGTTCGACACTCTCAAGGAGTTGTCGGATGAATTTTTAAGGGTTGATTTCAATTGGCTACCAAAAGAAATACGGGGGTTTAGAAAGTTGCAAGAAGAATCTCTTGAGCTTAAAACTCCCGTATTTGAATTGGTGTACTCTTCTTACATGCCGCTAATTCTAGGCTCAGAGAGAAGGGGGTATTTCTTCACGGAAAAAGAAATACATGACGCAGGCATAGAGATTGAAGACTTTTACCAAGACGTACTATCATCAAGATCAAGGGGTTTTTAAAATGGATAAATTAGGAGATGTCGAGAAGTATAGAAATCCAGAGCAATCAGGCGAAGCTATAGATAATATTGAGTCATTTATTCTTTTATTTGTTGACAAAAGCGGGGAGGTAGGTTATAATGTAGACTGGAGTAAGGGGGTAGAGGGCTTCGCTAAGATGTTCTTCTCAATGGCTTACTCTAATTTACTTGATGATATTTTAAACGATATGGAACAAGAGTGTGTAAAGACTGATAGAGTAGAAGAATTTGAACAAATTCTTTTAATTTTAACCAAGCTACTTAGAGAACGAAACGCCGAAGTCGCTGGGACTACTGAGGTTGTAGACAGCGTGGGTGACTCAGTTGTTGTTTCACCGTTAAGCGATCCGTACTTTCAATAATACTGGAGGTTGTAATGAATCACAAGAGAATAATGTGGAAAAGCTGGAATGTGATTGAGTCTGGGATTATCGAAAAGAATAGTAATTTTTTGTTTGAAATAACAAAATCGGAATCAGGTGAGCCATACGAGCAAGAGGGGGAGGGGCAATTTGAGGATTTATCAAACATATCAATGCCTCTGGCTGTTCAAACTCCAATAGGTGTATTCCCGCAAGATTCCTTCTTTTTGCCAAGCAATAGATGGGATTGCTGGGTAGGGCTTACAAATTTTGATATATCCCACAACCTGCAAAAGAAAATGGAAGAAGTTTCTGGAGTGGAGAGGCTAAAAACCATTGGCAGGTATACGTTTTTTATTGGGGTTGCAAAACTTTTTAAGATCAGAGATGTTAGGCAGGACATAGAGAAAGTTTCCTGCGTCTATACGGAAAGTGAAATATTGTCTGATAGCAACGTTAAGATTGCTGTCGAAGAAGTTAAAAATCAGGTTGCCGACAAGCCCTTTTGGTCTATCTTTGTTGGCACGGATGGAGGTATTGATTATTGCGTTTCAGATTTGATGGATTCAGGGTACTTGCGTAATGTTAATAAATTGGTTATTAAAAAAGAATCTTTTGGTGGAATTGTATTAAGGAGCGAAAATGGTTGAAAATGATAAAGTTGTGACTTGTTTTTTTGAAATGTACGGAAAGGATTTTGAAGGTTATTATCGAGACAATAGGATTCAAAGCCTTATGACTAAGGCATCATCTTCTTATAGGAATAGCTTTACGAAAGACGAATTGGAGTCTGTAAAGCTACAATGGTTGTGGAACGCTATAAGAAAATTCGATAGCGAAAAGTTCCCAAATACTAAATTTACGTCATATCTGTTTAATCAGGTAATTTTCGGATTAAAGATTGAGCTAAAAAAACGTCAAAGGGATAAATTTAGATCAATGGGCAGCTTTGATGCTGGGGAAGGGAAGTTTGCACAGAAACCGGAGCTATCCCACCCCTTCCATGCTGTCGGGTCGAGCGAATCTCCAAGAATGGCTAGGGATTTTATCATGGACTTGCCTTCAGATGTAAGGTTTATATTAGAGCAAAAGTACCTTTACAATATGACGATGCAAGAAATTGGCGAAGCCAATGGCTACAGCAGAGAAACAGCCAGAAGAAGAATTAATTCTGCTGTCCAATTCTGTAGAAAATTACAATAATGTAAAACTTTTGTGTATATAGGTTTGGACTTGGATTGTGTTTTTGGATAAATTTGGAAAATTGTTTATATTGTAGGAGTATTTATTATGGCAGTTCCTAGTTCAGCTTCGGCTTATCTAAGAAATACCACTGGTGGAGTCTTTGTTAAGACTAATGAAGGTGGTACAATTCTCGGCAACCAAACCACAGGTGCGGTTATCACTAAGGCTTTAGCGTTAAAAGACAGTGCTAAAGATTTCGCCGCTGGCAATCTCCCTAAAGAGTTGTCCAACGGTATAGTCACCAACGCAAAGGCTTTGGCTGGCGGTACTTTTGCGTACCAAGCGGCAGGCAAGTATGTTGTTATGACTTCAGCCACTTCTCTATCTGGCGTAGACACGAACAAGATGCTTATCACTGGTCGAGGTGGTCAGCTAGATGCTATCCATCAGTTTATGCACGACTTTGGTGCGAAGGTAATGACAAGACTTAGAGAAAATCATTACACGCTAACTGGTAGGTTTAGAAACGGCAACTCAACTCTGTCTCGCCTAATCTGGATAAACAACGCAGGGACGGGTACCCACAAACCTGCTACCAAGAGTGATCTTGATCCTTGGAATCCTAACACGGACGCTGCGGTCAGAAGGTCTGACGTTGCAGCTAATCCAACTAGAGCAATTCCGGGTAAATTGGTTATGATGGTTGACTTCGTTGACCCAGCAATAGCAACTGGTGGAAACTTCTTCAACTACAAACCTATCACTGGAATGTAATCCCTCCTAAGCACTCATTAATTTGATGGGTGCTTTCTTTTTTCTTTTCTCGGAGAGATGACAATGAATGAAACATGGGATTTTATCGAATCAATAGCAAGGCTAATCGGCATGGTTGCTATTCCTTTGTTTTCTTGGGTTGTCTTTAGCTTAATGCAACAAGGCAAGCAAATTATAATACTGGAGCAAAAAGTGAACGACTCTTTAAACAACAGAATGACCAGTCTCGAAAAAACGGTTGGAGAAGTTGAAGAGAAAATCGACCGTATTGATAGTAATATCGTAGATTTTAAACTTAATTTTTCAGAACTTAGTTCAAACTCAAGAAGGGTTGAGGACAAGATAGAGACTTTAATTAGTTCTATAGAGAACAAGTAAGACCACAAGCGTGAATTCGCTTTGTCTAAGCCAGCTTTAAGCTGGCTTTTTTTTACATATTTACAGATTGAGCTTGCTCTTTTAGAGTATAAGAGTTATAATAATTATACATACATACGAACATAAACCTATAAAGGACAAAGAATGAAAGTAACAAAGGCTGACGGAACATTTGCGGATTTTTCCGTTGAGAAAATTCATAAGGTTGTAGAATGGGCAACTCAAGACATTAAGGGTGTTTCGTTTTCTGATATTGAGATGAACGCAAATTTATCAATTTACGACAAGATTAAAACCTCCGAGATTCAACAAGTTCTAATCAAATCAGCGAACGACCTAATCTCAACAGCCGCCCCAAATTATCAGTATGTAGCCGCTAGACTTTTGAATATGCAATTACGAAAAGAGGTTTGGGGGTCTGGACAAAACCCTCCTAGCTTCCTCACCTTTTTGCAGAACAATGTAGACAATGGAATTTACGACGAAAAATTAAACCCTATTACAACCGGATCGGGCGAACCTTCTAGTGGAGCTTGGGAGTCGGTAGCGATTGAAGAATTTGAGAAGCACATAGACCATTCTCGCGACGATCAATTCACCTACGCTGGCTTGCAACAGATGGTTGACAAGTACCTCGTCAAAAACAGAAGTACTGGCAGGATTTACGAAACGCCACAATTTGCGTATATGTGTATCGCCATGTGCTTGTTTGATACTGTGGAGGACGTAAAAAATGCTTACGATGTTTACTCAACTTTTAAACTTAACCTTCCTACGCCCGTTATGGCTGGTGTTAGAACTAGCATACGGCAGTTTGCTTCTTGCGTTTTGGTTGACGTTGATGATACTTTGGACTCTATTTTTAGTAGCGTGCACGCTGTGGGGCGTTACACGGCACGTAGGGCGGGAATAGGTTTAAATGTAGGGAGAGTTAGACCTTTAAATTCTCCCATTAGGGGCGGAGAAGTGATCCATACAGGCTTGATTCCTTACCTTAAAAACTTTGAGTCTGCGGTCAAATCAACGTCTCAGAATGGCATTAGGGGCGGTAGTGCTACAGTTCACGTACCTTTCTGGCATTATGAGATCGAGGACGTTTTGGTGTTGAAGAACAACGCTGGGACTGACGACAATAGGGTTCGCAAATTAGATTACAGTGTTCAGTTTTGCAGGTTGTTTTACGAAAGATTGATAGCGAATGAAAGCATTACCTTATTTTCCCCACATGAAGCTGAAGGTCTTTACGAGGCTTTTGGCGACAATGAAAAGTTTGAGAAGTTGTATTTGAAGTACGAAAATTCTAGGTCTATCAAGTTCAAAAAGAAAATACTGGCTAGTAAGCTGGCCTCATCTTTTGCTAAAGAAAGACTGGAAACAGGCCGAATATACTCTATGAACATAGACTCTGCCAATGAACACGGATCGTGGAACGTGCCTTGCTACATGAGCAACCTATGTCAAGAGATCATTCATCCCACAAAACCCATCAAGTCAGTGGATGATGCCGAGGGCGAGATAGGTATATGTATTTTGTCTGCGTTAAACTTACTTGAGTTGACGAGCGATAAAGATGTTGAAAGAGCTTGCGATATTGCGGTTCGGTCTTTAGATTCAATTATTGATTATCAAGACTATCCTGTTGCCGCTGGTAAAAACTTCACTGTAAACAGAAGGTCTTTGGGGGTTGGAATCACAAACTTGGCTGGTTTTCTAGCTAAGAATAAAATGTTCTACGGAGAACAGGAGGCATTGAATTTAGTGCATGAGACTATGGAAAAAATCCAATGGTATCTGATCGACGCTAGTTGTAAGCTGGCAAAAGAAAAGGGTAAGTGTAGTCGATTTGAAGACACTAAATACGCTCAAGGCTTACTGCCCATTGATTGGTATAAAAAAAGCGTAGACGAAATCGTTAAACCAGATTACAAAATGGACTGGGAAGAATTAAGGGGTCGAGTTAAAGAGTTTGGATTGAGAAACTCTACCCTGTCAGCCATAATGCCGTGTGAGTCATCTAGTGTCATCCAAAACTCCACGAACGGCCAAGAGCCAGTAAGAAGTTTGCTAATTTACAAAAAGGCTAAAAATGGAGTGCTAAAACAGTTAGTTCCGAACTATTATAATAGAAAGAACTTTTACACTTTAGCTTGGGATATGAAAGACAACAAGGCGGTTTTAGATACTGCTGCGGTTATTCAAAAGTTCGTTGATATGAGTATGAGCACTAATCTTTATTATAATTACGATCATTACGAAGGTGGAAATATTCCACTAAGTCTGTTGATTAAAGATCAGATTTACGGTTATAAGTATGGGATAAAGAATTTCTATTACTGCAATACGCCAGATGGTGATGGGGCAGAAGAAAAAGACATGGGTTGCGAGTCAGGGGCGTGTGCGATATGAAAAAGCGAAAGAAGCAGAAGAAGCCAAATAAAAAGAAGGGGGCAGAATGGTCTACGGAGGGCTGGTGCAAGGAATGTAAAAAGAAAAGAAGTTGGCATAAAGAAACATGCTCCTATCACCCGAAAAATATTATTTTGATAAATACTGCAAAAAATAACAAAAAGAAAGAATCAAATCGCACACCTTTTAAGGTAGATGCCATCTGTAGAGACTGTGGAGAAAAATGTTTGAGAGAAAGAATAGAATTCAAAAGAGCGACCGCACCCAGATGTATTGCGTGCGGGGGGATGTTAGACGCTCAAAGAATAGTCGGCGTTAGAAAAAGGAGAACATTTTAATGACAAAACAAAAAATGACAGAAGAAGAAAGAAAAGAACATCAGGAAAGATGTAGGGCAAAACTCAGTAAAGAATCTACAGAAAGAAAGAAAAAACAAGGACAAAACCGCAAGAAAAACCGCAAGAAAAATCGGTTAAAACGTGAAATGTCTAGAGATAGCGAATATCACGAACGCATGTGTGACAACGATGGCAAGGGAAAATTAAGATTTGGAAAATCTAATATGGCTGGAAAGGGAAGAAAAATTCCAAACACTAGAAAGAGAAGATGACAATGAAAATTAAACAACAGAGAGAAAAAAATATCGAAACATTGTGGTGTGACTACCATAAAATAGTTGACTTGTGCGGAGAGAACAGCGAAGAAGCTGTAAGTATGCTTAAAGTTGTAAATCAGGCCAATGAGATTCTTGATCAACATATTTATTCCGAGGCGTTTAAAAGGGCTATAAAAAATGAAAACAATATTTAACACAAAAAACGTAGACCCCATGAGTCAGCCATTATTCCTAGGTAAAGACCTCGGAGTACAAAGGTACGACATTCTCAAGTATCCTATCTTCAAAAAGTTGACCAAGAAGCAAAAAGAAAACTTCTGGTCTCCCGAAGAAATCGAGTTGAAAAAGGATAGGGCTGATTTTGCCACGCTAACAGACAATGAAAAGTTTATTTTTACTTCAAACCTGAAGTACCAAACTATGCTTGATAGTGTAATTTGTCGTGGAGTTCCCACTCTTTTGGACTATGTTACCAACTCGGAGCTTGAAGCGTGTTTAATTACGTGGATGTTTTTCGAGCAAATTCATAGTGAAAGCTATAGCTACATCATTCAAAACGTGTACGCCGACAGTAGTGAAGTCTTTGAGGGTATCTACGAAGATAAAGAAATCATGAAAAGGGCCAACACAGCCATCCAAGATTACAATAACCTTATGGGCATGGCATCTGGTAGCAATAAAGTTGCTGACGTAAAAAAGCAGATATACATGACGATTGTAAGCATTAATATCTTAGAAGCTATTAGATTTTATGTTAGTTTTATCTGCTCTTTTGCGTTTGCCGAAAACAAGAAAATGGTAGGAAACGCGGATATTATCAAGCTAATCAAGAGAGATGAGGCTCTACACCTGACAAACACGCAGGAGATATTGAAAATATTACACTCCGAGGAATCAGAGGGTTTCGTAAAAACCGCCGAACAATGCCAAGAAAACGCCATTAAAATGTTTGAAAGTGCGGCGGCAGAAGAGAAAGAGTGGGCAACCTACCTATTTAAAAATGGTTCGATTATAGGTTTAAATGAGCAAGTATTGCATCAATATATTGACTGGTTGTGTATGAGTAGAAGGAAGTCAATAGGGCTACCTTACGAAAATGTTGGGAAAAACCCAATAGCTGGATGGACTCAAGCGTGGATGAGCAGCGAAAGTGTTCAGGTTGCCCCGCAAGAGCATGAAATTACCAGCTACAAAATTGGAGCCAGTAAAAATGATATGGAAGATATGGATTTTAGTGGAATACTATAGGAGTTGTGCTAAGAAGGATAAATATTAGGATTTCTTTTCTTTATTTATTTGAGGCGGTTAGATGTGTAAAGTATTACTAAGTTTAGTTTTTTGTGTAGTTTTCGCTTGCAATGTACAGGCACAGAAGGTAAAATACTGGCTAGAACCGAATGGGCATATGGCTGAAATCTCTTCTCAAGAGACTCATCGTAGAATCGACGAGGCTTTAGTGGAGATAGAAAAAATATGCGACATTGATTTTATCAAAGTGTCGGACGCTCGCAGAGCCAAAGTTAGATACTATTTTCGGCCACAGAATCAAGTTCCGTACGGGGCATTGGGCGTGGCTGTCAAAAGTAAAAGATACATATTGCTGAACAGCACCAGAAAGATTGGATTAACGCGAGAAGTCGGTGACAGATACGTTCAAACTGTAGCCCAACATGAGATGTTGCACATGCTACGTTGGAAGCACAGTAGCGATGAAAGCTCGGTCATGCACCCATACACCCTGCCTAAGTTTTTTAATCGCACAGATGTATACTGGCTACAGAAAAAGTTTGGAAAACATAGAGATAGAGTAAATAATCAGACGGGTGCTAAAGGGAGGAAAAACAGAGATGGTATTCCAGATCAGGTTTTTATCCCTCCAACATTAGCCAAGTGGGGCAAGAGACACAGAGAGGATGTTATCGAGGGTCAAATTCTGCACGAAGAACGAGATAGGCTTATTGCAGAACGGGACTCTTTGACTGATCCTGTTGCGAGAACGATCAAGCAGGAAGAGGTTTTGGAGAGTTTGGACAAAATTTTAGCCCATAATATTAAACAGGTTGCCTCTGGAGCGAGGTGGCATATGATTAATTTGTATTGGATAGGCACTTACGGGTATTATTTTGATTACTACCCAGCAGAATAAAGGGTAAACGTGGAAAAAATTCTTTACTTAGACTTGGATGGGGTTTTTGTCAACTTCATAGAAGGCTGGATGAATCATCATGTCATTATGGACAGAAAGCCTGTTACGAAGTGGAACTTTGGGGAAGATTATGGCCTAGATCGAGAAGACTTCTATAAGTCTATCACTTCACTTCCCATAAGTTTTTGGAGCAATCTAACACCATTACCGTGGTCTAGAGAACTTTTAGCAACCCTAAAGATGAATCTAAGTGGGGCGTTTGATGCTGATAAAATAATGTTTTTGTCTCACTCCGTTTCAGAAGATTGTCGCATTGGAAAACAGCTATGGGTCAACAAACACTTTCCTGATCTTGGTGATTCGCTGATCACTGTTTCTGACAGTAAATTGAAAAGTAAATTCGCAAACCAGAACTCTGTATTGATCGACGACAAGTTTGAGACTTGTGTAGAATTTGTGAGGGGTGGGGGAAAAGCCTTTCTTTTTGCTAGACCTTGGAATAGATTTTGTAATACTTGCAAAGTGGAAGACGTTTGGCAGTTTCCATTTAGCATGGTGGATGAAAGCGATGATCGGTACACCGAGATTTTTATAAGCGATCCAGTTAGCCCCCAAAGGGTTTGGCACTATAACTCAGACCGTTGGGGTGCTGTACTAGAGCCTGTTCGTATTCGTGAAGACAATGAATTAGTTAAGGCTATGTTAAATGGAGGAGACGATGAGTAAATGGTGGAGAGGTGGACACCAAGAGCCGCCAAAAGGTGAACCTATATCTACAGGGTTTGTGGATAACT